TCTAGTTCACCTAATGTGATGTCATACTTATTGCGAGTCCAATACTTCACGACTCGCCAGTACTTCATATAATCTCTAGGGGGTTCAGTTCTATCGTAGTTTTTTCTACGTCTTGTTTTATACTTAGCCATTAAATTATAATTTAGTAAATTTGTAACAAAGATAGTTAATATGGCTAAGAGTGGTAGAGTAAAGAAAAAAGGCAACAAGATTTGTCCGGCAGGAATTGCTTGGGCCAAGAGAACCTTTGACACCTATCCATCAGCATATGCTAATATGGCGGCAAGTAAATATTGCAAAGATCCTAACTACGCTAAGGGTTCAAAAAATAAATAACTATGGCTACTAAAAAATTCAAGGTACATAATATGTACAGCAAGACGGGAATAAAGAAGGTTGCTTCTACTCTCGCACAGCACAACGCTCTAAAGAAGAAGGGATATACTCATACAAAGAAATAATTATGCCAACAGTAAAGTACAAGTGTCCAGACACAGGTAAGCCAAAGGAAAAAGTATTCCCATACAATGCAGTAGGAAAAGCACAAGCCAAAACTTTTGCCGACTCTATGAATGGGAAAATTAAAAACAACCCAAATCGAAAAATGCCTGGATATTAATGGGCGAGTTAAAAAAATGGCGAGATGAGAAGTGGGTACGCATAGGTACTGATGGATCAATCAAGGGTGCTTGTGGTACAAGTAAGAACAAGAAGAACCCTGATAGATGCTTGCCATTAAAGAAGGCTCAGAGTATGACCCAGGAAGAGCGTGCTGATACAGCACAGAAGAAAAAGAGATTTGGTCGCAAAGGTCAGCAGGTTGTATCTAACACTCCGGCAGGCAAAGTCACAAAACAATACACCAAGTAATGGCTGAGAAGAGTAAGATGAAATGCAACCGGGTGGTTGCTTCTGATCGTGCAGGTAAGAAGAAGATGGTGAAAGCCTGTGAGGCTGGCAAGGAGAAGTTAATTCACTTTGGTGCTAAGGGCTATGGCCACAACTATTCTGCGGCAGCTCGCAAGTCATTCAAGGCACGCCACAAGTGTGGTACTGCAAAATCAAAGCTCACTGCACGCTACTGGGCGTGTAAGAATCTATGGGCAGGGAAGGGTGGATCTACCAAAAGTTCCCCAAAATCTAGAAGAGGTAAGTACTAATACCTATAAAAAAATAATACTATCTTTGTAAAAACAATTAGTTATGGCACAAGGATATAATGCACGACTCGATGAGTCAATCGGAATGAAGCACAGAGGTGCGAAGAAGCAATCAATGAAATCTCGTAGAGACGAATCTAAAGGAATGGCTAAGGCTATGACTGGTCACGCCTATAGTGGAGATCATGCTATGAAAGAAAATGCTTACCCAAAAAGCGTCCATTCTCACTTAGGAGGATTGATCCGTAAGTAATGGCTGGCAGAACCAAAAAAGGAAAGTTCCCTGAAATAAAAAAGTCTCGTCAAGGGGCTTTTACCAATTGGGCTAAGTCCAATGGCTTCAAGGATGCGTGTAGTGCAGCTTCTTCTGTTATGAAAAATACAGACAACTATTCTAATAAGGTGGTGAAGATGGCAACATACGCTAATAACTTTGGTTGTAAAATGAAATAGCAATGGGAAAGTGGTTAGTATGGTTAGGTAACAAAATGATTGCACTAGGTGTATCATGTAAGAAAACTTGGAACAAGTTCCTTGGTAAGTTGATGTTTAAAAACGTATAGCAATGGCATACAAGCAGAAACAAACACTTGCTCAACCTAGTAGAGGTTTAGGTGACAGCATTGAAAAGTTTACCCGGGCTACAGGTATTAAAAAAATTGTGAATAAAGTTTCTCAAGCATTAGGTCAAGAAGATTGTGGATGTGATGAGCGTAGAGATTCTTTGAATAGAGTATTTCCTTTTAAAAAATAAAAAATAAAAAGATGGCAAGAGATTTAAGTAAACCATTATCAGATTCAATATTTGATCCTAGAGATAGAAACAAAGATGGCGTTGTAGATGCAAAAGAAAAAGCGTATGCTGAAAAAATGAAAAAGTTTAAAGCAGACGCTCCAAGGCGTAATGCTGCGGTAGCTGCTGGAGAGGCTAAAGACAAAATGACATTACAACAAAAGCAGCGTGCTAACGCAAAGGCTAAAGCCGCTAGTAGAAAATTACCTTACCCAGGAGCAGGAACAGGGTCTTATTCAGGAACATGATAAAATAAAAAGAAATGGCTTATCAAAAATTACAAGCAGAAAGAGCAGCAGTAGTAACTCCTAGTGACACTGTAAATATATCTAGTGTATCAACAGCAGATGGTACTGGAAATAATGGATGTGTACTATACGTTGGTGTAGCAGGAAATGTTAAGGTACTAACCGTTGGTGGTGACGAGGTTACTTTTACAGGGGTGCTTGCAGGATCTTTTATTCCTGTTCAAGTGCTTAGAGTATTTGCCCCTCCTGCAACTACAGCAACAAATATTCTTGCTTTGTGGTAGTATTCTATTCCACCGTATCGGTGGATGTAAAAATAAATTATGAAATAGTTAGTGATGGAGACGATTAGTGAGGATACAAAGATAAAACTTTCACCAAGGAACTTTATTTTTATTGCAGGGTTAATAGGAACTTTTGTAAGTATGTACTTCTCTCTCCAATCTCAGATTGAGGAAGCTAAAGAACTACCCGTCCAAGACCAAGAGGTTAAAGAGGCGGTAATAAAAACCTCCAACGAGCTTACGTTTATCAAGGAGGAAATCACAGACATAAAGGGACAACTTCAGACTATGGAGAACCGTCTCTATGAACTTCAATAGAACATTATGGCAAAGGTATGTAAATGCTGTGGTCAAGAAATCAAGAGTGATTCAAAGTATGTTTGGATTCTTGATAATGGTCATGGTGGAATTATTGATGGCGTTTATCAGACAGCCGGAAAGCGTAGCCCTATTTGGGCAGATGGTACTCAGTTGTTTGAGGGTGAGTTTAATCGTGCTATTGTAGACAGGATTGCAAAGTATTGCGACAAAAACAATATCGAGTACATAAACTTGGTTGATACCAATGAGGATGTATCTTTATCTACTAGAGTCAAGATGGCTAATGAGGTATATCGTGAGTCCGAGAAACCCTGTATATATGTAAGCGTACACGCAAATGGCTTTAGTGATGAGTCAGCAAATGGGTGGGAGGTGTATACATCTCCGGGAGAGACTCAGTCAGACCACATAGCAACAGTATTGTATGAAGAAGTTGAGAAAGAGTTCCCTAACTACAAGAGTGACATGCGTAAGGATACAAGGGATGGTGATGTAGACAAGGAGTCAAACTTCTATGTGCTTATACACACAGCTATGCCCGCTATACTATCTGAGAACTTCTTTATGACAAACGAGAAAGAGTGCAAGACTCTTTTGTTAAGTGAATCAGGTAGGGATCGTATTGCAAATACTCACATTGATATGATAAACAAAATCGAGAACGAATGAAAGAGATATTAGCAAGACTATTTGGAAAAGGTTCGGGAGTTGTTGAGCAGGTCGGAGGGCTTGTAGATAAGTTCGTTAGAACAAAGGATGAGAAGGCTCAGTTCGAGAAAGAGATGGCAGAGATACTTATCAATGCTGAGGCTGATATGCAGAAGAACGTCACCGAGAGATGGAAGGCAGATATGACTTCAGACTCTTGGCTGTCAAAGAATGTTCGACCATTGGTGTTGATGTTTTTAGTTTTTTGTACGATGCTATTGATATTTATTGATGCAGGTCAGCTTGATTTTAAAGTTGAAGCGAATTGGGTAGACTTACTACAGATTCTTTTACTGACAGTAATTGCTGCATATTTTGGTGGGAGAACAGTTGAGAAGACAAGAAAGAAATAATTCCTATCTTTGTTAAAAATTAAATTAAATGGCAAAGTTAACTGACAATGAGTTGTCGCAGATTCAAGAATTAAATTCTGAGTTTGCAAAAAACAAATCAGCGATTGGAGATTTAGAACTTCAAAAGCGAAATGTTTTTGAGAGGATGGATGTTATCCAAGAAGAATTCTCTAAGGTAGAAAAGAAACTGATGAAAAAATATGGTGAGGACTCCGTTGTAAATTTACAAACAGGAGAGGTTACTAAAAAAGAATAACCATGAGCAAAATAAGTACATACGCAAATGCAACTCCGGTAACTTTATCGGATAAATTTATTGGAACTGAAGTAGCGGGTACGCCTGTGAATGTCACTAAGAATTTTTTAATTAGTGATCTTCTTACTTTGTTTCAATCTAACATCACATTGCAGAATGTACTTGATGCTGGAAACACAGCTACGCAGAGTATTACTCTTACAGGTAATATATCTCTTGACGGAGGCAACCTTACTTTAGGCTCAACTGCTTCTTTATATGTGGGTGGTCTTTTAATAGATTCAACAGGAGCGACAGGAGCTTTAGGGCAAACTCTTACTTCTGATGCAAGCGGCAATCCTGTTTGGGGTTCTGGAGGCGGAGGTAGTCAGAACTTAGAACAGGTATTAGCAGTAGGCAATACTGCGACTAATAACATTAACCTTACAGGAAATTTAAACCTTACGGGCAACATTGTGGAAACGGGAGACATAGGTCTCACGGGTAACATTATTCAAACAGGAGGTAACTATAATCTTACAGGCAATCTTACTCAGACGGGAGACATTACCCTTACAGGTGATTATGGACAAACGGGAGCTATGCGTCTTACAGGAGGGATGGTTCACGCAGGGTCATATCAATATAGTGCCGGTCAATTTACAATGACTGCTTCGGGAACAATGGTTCTTGGTGGAGCATTAACCTGTAACAGTTCAGTTAGTTTAACAGGTACGGTAAAGGATTATACCGATACGTTGGGTGCAGATGGTCAGGTTCTTGTTTCAAATGCAAGCGGTCAAGTTACTTGGCAGTCCACAGTTCCATCTACTACAACTACAGTAGATGCTGCGAGTGACCCTTCAGCAAATGCAGATGTAATATTTTATAGTGCAACCTCCGGAGGAGGCACAATTTATTTAGATTCACCACTAAACGTAGCAGGAAGAAAAGTTGTTTTAGTTAGAACATCCACTACTGCCGCTGCAAATATAGGAGCTAATGGTGGATCAGTTAACGGTGTTGCAGCGAAACCATTACCAACAATACTTTACTCTACAACCACCTGCGTAAGTGATGGTACGGATTGGTATTGCAGTAATGGGCAGACTTTATAAAAATGATAAGAAAAGTTTCTATAGGATCAGATTATAAGGCCGCTATGCACTATGTGCTAGGTCAATCTGTGCTAGGAGGGAATTACACGATACATTTAATTCAAGTAGAAGAAAAATCTGGTAACACAAAAATTTGGATAGAAGCCAACAATGAAGTAGTACTTTGGAAAGAGTTCAGTTCATCGATGCCAATATCTATAGAGTACAATATAAATTTTTAATATAATGAAATCACCCCATTGCTTTATCGTAAAGCCAATAGGGGGTAGACGTTACGACAACCTAAAGAAAATAGGAGGTATAGATTTTATAACCTCATCTTCAAAAGAGGATCATACTGTTTCAAATAGGTTTGCTGAAGTAATTGAGACACCCCTAAGATATTCTGGAGACATTCAAACTGGAGACACCTTGTTAGTTCACCACAATGCATTTAAGTTTTATAACGATATGCAAGGTAAAGAGCGAAGTGGTAGGAGTTTTTTTAAAGAAGATTTATTTTTAATTGACGATGATCAATATTTTGCATACTCACATAATGGAGTTTGGAAAAGTAGAAACGAGTTTTGTTTTATAAAACCTGTACCTCCAAAAAAATACACTATAGAAAAAGCCATAAAAGAAGAAGAACTTGTTGGCGTGTTGAAGTATGGAAATAAATTTCTATCTTCAATGGGACTGAACGAAGGAGACGAGATCGGATTTGTTCCTGATTCAGAGTATGAATTTAAAATTGATGGTGAAAAGTTATACCGAATGTATAACCATGCCATATGTGTGAAGACATGAATGTAGATGAATTAAAAAAACAAATCATAGACGCTGGTGAAAGGGCGGTGAAGCAATTAATAAAAGTTGCTAAGGAAGATATTATCAAGCCTGATCCAGATGATGAGCTTGCAGCAGATAGATTAAAGAATGCTGCTGCCACAAAAAAGCTAGCGATATTTGATGCGTTTGAGATACTCACAAGAATTGAGGGAGAGCGAGAGTTATTAAACAAAGGGGTTGACACAGTGACTGACTCTAAACAAGGATTTGCAGAAAGACGAGCTAAATAGTATATACAAGGAGGTGTTCGATGTAATACCCATTACTGTTCTAAAGAATAAGAACAGGGCGAAGTCTTGGCTATATGGTTACAATCAGAAGTATGACATTGTCGTAATATCAAAGACAGGAGAGATAGGCCCGATATATAATATTAGTGGTTTACTTGTTGCCCTTCCTAAGCAACCATCTAATCCAAATATTCGTAGTAAAACAAAGAGTGAACAATATTGGGAGAGGCAAGACTATCCTAAGCAGCTATCTAAAATTAAATCAATATTCCAATGGAACGAAATGCCTTCGGCATTTAAGAACTTATGGGTAGATTATATTGAAGGAGAGTTTAATAGAAGAGAGGATGGTCATTGGTTTATGCGTAATGGCGAGCCTACTTATATTACTGGGTCTCATTATATGTATTTACAATGGACTAAGATTGATGTGGGATATCCTGACTTCCGGGAAGCTAATAGAATATTCTATATATTTTGGGAGGCGTGTAAGGCAGACTATAGATCATTTGGAATTTGTTATCTAAAAATAAGACGTTCAGGGTTTTCATTTATGGCGTCTGAAGAGTGTACCAATATAGGTACTCTAGCAAAAGATGCTCGTATAGGCATCTTGTCTAAGACTGGAGCTGATGCTAAAAAAATGTTTACCGACAAGGTTGTTCCTATATCTAACAACTATCCATTCTTTTTCAGACCCATACAAGATGGTATGGATAAACCAAAAACTGAATTAGCATATAGAATACCAGCGTCTAAGATTACCAAGAAGAATATGTCCACCATAGATAAAAATGACATGGAGGGGCTAGATACAACTATTGACTGGAAGAACACTTCGGACAATAGTTATGATGGTGAGAAGCTACAGCTACTAATCCATGATGAGAGTGGTAAGTGGGATAAACCTGATAACATATTAAACAACTGGCGTGTAACAAAAACTTGTCTAAGGTTGGGAAGTAAAGTTATTGGTAAGTGTATGATGGGTTCAACATCTAATGCTTTAGAGAAGGGGGGTGGTAATTTTAAGAGTCTTTACAATGATTCGAGTGTAAAGAATAGAAATGCCAACGGTCAAACTAAGAGTGGTCTTTATAGTTTGTTTGTCCCTATGGAGTGGAACATGGAAGGTTTTATAGACCTATATGGTAATCCAGTACTAAGAAGTCCTAAGAAACCTATTCAAGGTATTGATGGTATGTTGATTGATGTAGGTGCAATAGACTATTGGGAAAATGAGGTTGACTCTTTAAAGTCAGATCCTGATGCATTAAATGAATACTATCGTCAGTTTCCTAGAAATGAATCACACGCATTTAGAGATGAGAGTAAGCAGTCGTTGTTTAACCTAACAAAGATATATGCTCAGATAGATTACAATGAGAGTTTAATACAAAAACATTTTTTAACTAGAGGTACATTCAAATGGCTAAATGGAGAGAAAGATACTAAAGTGGTGTGGACGCCTGATAACCGAGGTAGATTCTTGGTATCCTGGTTGCCGAGCGCAGCGTTACAAAATAACATCATAACAAAGGGTGGTAGAAAAATACCAGGCAATGAACACATCGGTGCGTTTGGATGTGACTCTTATGATATATCCGGAACAGTTGGTGGTGGTGCTTCTAATGGTGCGCTTCATGGGTTGACGAAGTTTCACATGGACGATGCTCCGACCAATGAGTTCTTCTTACAATATATTGCTAGACCTCAGACCGCTGAGATATTTTTTGAGGAAGTATTAATGGCTTGTATCTTTTATGGTATGCCTATACTTGTAGAGAACAATAAGCCTAGGCTACTATATCATTTCAAGAATAGGGGCTATAGGGGGTTTAGTATTAATAGACCAGACAAGCATATATCTAAACTTTCAAAGACTGAGAAAGAGTTAGGGGGTATACCAAATTCTAGTGAGGATGTAAAACAGGCACACGCCACAGCTATAGAGTCTTACATTGAGAAGTATGTTGGTATAGATATGGAGTCAACATATAGAGATTCAGATGAAATGGGGTCAATGTGCTTCACTAGGACGTTAGAGGATTGGGCTAAGTTTAACATAAACAATAGAACAAAATTTGATGCTACAATAAGTTCAGGATTGGCGATAATGGCAAATCAAAAACACATATATACACCACAAAAACTAGAGTCAAAAATAAGTATTAACTTTGCAAGGTATAGCAACACAGGTTCTATAAGTGAATTAAGGAAGTAAATGAAAGAGGTAACGATAAACATATCACCTACAGGATTCCCAAGTCAGTTTGTTTCAGACGCTGAAAAGAAAACCGATGAGTTCGGTTTGCAAATTGGTCAAGCCATTCAATACGAGTGGTTTAAAAAAGATGGAACTAACTGTAGATTCTATAGCCAATGGGCCGAGTTTAATAGATTGAGATTGTACGCAAGAGGAGAACAGTCTGTTGCAAAATACAAGAATGAGATTGCTATAGATGGTGATTTATCTTATATTAATTTAGACTGGACACCCGTTCCTATCCTTCCAAAATTTGTAGACATTGTTGTTAATGGAATGTCAGATAGACTATTCCATGTTCGTGCATATTCACAAGATGCCTTATCGGCAGAGAAACGTTCACAGTATCAAGACATGATTGAGGCAGATATGGTTGCCCGTCCTGTACTAGAACAAATAAGTAAAGACTTTGGGGTTGATCCTTTTATGACCGATCCACAAGAGCTTCCAACTAATGACCAAGAGCTGTCATTGTATATGCAACTGAATTATAAACCAGGTATAGAAATAGCAGAAGAAGAAGCTATCAATACTGTGCTAGAGGAGAATCATTATCAAGATGTTCGTAAGAGAGTTGACTATGACCTTACAGTACTTGGTATAGGATGTACCAAGCATCAATTCTTACCCGGTCAAGGTATTCAAGTTGAATATGTAGACCCTGCTAATATTGTATACAGCTATACTGAAGACCCTCATTTTAAAGATTGTTTTTATTGGGGAGAAGTAAAGACTGTTCCAATCACAGAGTTGGTAAAGATTAATCCTGACATTACTAATGAGCAAATGAAAGAGGTTAGTAGTTATAGTCAATCATGGTATGACTATTACAATGTTGCTCAACAGTATCAGAACGATATATTCTATAGAGACTCTTGCACGTTATTATACTTTAACTATAAAACTACAAATACTTTTACTCACAAAAAGAAAAGACTTGAGTCTGGTGGGTACAAGGTGATTGAGAAAGATGACCAATTCAATCCACCTGCTGAAATGATGGAGGAGGGTAGATTTGAAAAAGTAGAAAAGAAGATAGAAGTTTGGTACGAAGGCATTATGGTAATGGGTACAAACATTGTCTTAAAATGGGAGATGATGGAGAACATGGTTCGCCCAAAGTCTGCTAGTCAATTTGCAATGCCTAGCTATGTAGCTTGCGCCCCAAGAATGTACAAAGGAAACATTGAATCATTGGTTAGGAGGATGATTCCTTTTGCTGATCTTATTCAAATTACACATTTAAAACTGCAACAAGTAATATCTAGAGTTGTGCCTGATGGTGTGTTTATAGATGCCGATGGTCTAAATGATGTGGATTTAGGGACTGGACAAGCATACAATCCTGAAGACGCATTAAGGATGTATATGCAGACTGGTAGTGTTATCGGAAGAAGCTATACTCAGGATGGAGATTATAACCAAGCTAAGATTCCTATTACTCAGCTTACTGCTAATTCAGGTCAAGCAAAAATGGGTTCATTGATTGGTAACTATAATCATTATCTAGATATGATTCGTTCCGTTACAGGATTGAATGAAGCAAGAGATGGGTCTACACCTGATCCTAATTCTTTAGTTGGTGTGCAAAAGTTGGCAGCATTAAATTCTAATACTGCAACTAGACATATATTAGACGCTAGTCTTTATATTACAAGAACAATAGCTGAAGGACTTTCTTGTCGTATCTCTGATTTATTAGAGTATGCAGATTTTAAGGATGAGTTTGCAATGCAAATTGGTAAATACAATGTTGGTATACTTGATGAGATTAAAGACTTGTATATCTATGACTTCGGAGTATTTATAGATGTAGCTCCTGATGAAGAGCAAAAGCAAAAGTTAGAAGAAAATATTCAGATGGCTTTATCTAAGGGAGATATAAACCTAGAAGACGCTATTGATATTCGTGAGCTTAGAAATATTAAGTTAGCAAATCAATTACTAAAAGTTAAGCGTACACAAAAAGCGGAGAAGGATCAGCAGATGGCTATGCAACAGCAGCAGCAACAAGCAGAGATTAATATGCAGTCACAACAGATGGCGGCACAAACTGCTATGCAAAAGTTAGAAGCAGAGACTCAGTCTAAGATGCAAATAAAACAAGCGGAGATTGCATTTGAGATTGATAAGATGCAGCAAGAGGCTCAGTTAAAGTTTGCATTGATGGAAAAAGAATTTAACTTAAATATGCAGATTAAAGGAATAGACCAATCTGGATTAGCAGATAGAGAAGTTCAGCGTGAAGATGCAAAAGCACAGCGAATTAGTCAGCAAAATACTCAGCAGTCTAAATTAATCGATCAGCGTAAAAAAGATTTACCACCTATTGATTTTGAATCCAACGAAGATTCGTTAGATGGCTTTGACTTTGCTGAATTTAACCCTAGATAGGGATAAGTTTTTTATTGTAACTTTGTAAAAATATAATTAAATGGAAATTAAAGTAAGAGCAGTAGAGGATCATGGAGAAAAGTCAGTTCAAGAAGTTGAACAAGAATTACTTGAAAAGCATGAACAACAACTTGAAGGAAGTGGTGGTGACGAATCAGGAAATGAATCAAGCCCTGAGAGTGCCTCCTCCATACAAGAGCAAGAAAATATACAGCCGCAAGGCGAAACACAAACTCAGTCCTCAGAGTTAAACGAGGAAGACGTTCTTTCATATATAGGAAAGAGATATGGTAGAGAGATATCATCATTAGATGAACTCGCTGAGGCTCGTAAAGAGAATGAGGAGTTACCTGAAGATGTTGCTACCTATCTTAAATTTAAAAAAGAAACTGGTAGAGGTTTAAATGATTTTGTTAGTGCTAACAAAAATTATGATGACCTTGATCCAGACCAACTCTTAGCAGAGTATTATCGTCAGACTGAAAAGGAACTAGATGGAGAAGATATTAGTTACCTCATCAAGGACAAGTTTGGTTATGACGAAGAGTATGACGAAGATGATGTCGTTAAGAAAAAAAACATTGCTAAGAAAAAGGAGCTTGCAAAAGCTAAAAATTTCTTTGAGGATTACAAACAGAAATACTCCACCCCACTAGAGTCTAGTGCCGGGTCGGCTTCCGTGGAAAACCAAGAAGAAGTTAAGGCTTACAAGAAATATATAGATGATGCAAAGACGTATCAAGAGGAGCTAGAGAGAAAGTCAAATTGGTTTGTAAATAAAACCGAAGAGGTGTTCAACGATGAATTCAAAGGTTTTGATTTCAAGATTGGAGAACAGCAAATAACATTCTCACCTGGTGAAAAGTCTGAGTTAAAGAAGAGTCAGCTAGACGTTAACAACTTTGTAAATAAGTTTCTAGATGAGTCGGGAATGATGAAGGATGCCAAAGGATATCATAGAGCATTATCAATTGCAATGAACCCTGAAAAGTTTGCTCAATTTTTTTATGAGCAAGGGAAGTCCGATACGGTTACGGATTCCGCAAAGAAGTCGAAGAATATAAACTTCAATTCTGTGCGATCTACACCAGAGGTATCCAACAAAGGGGGAACGCAAATTAAGGCACTTAGTTCGACATCGAGTCGTGGCCTTACAATAAGATCGAAAAAAAACAATTAATAAAGTCCTCTGAATAAAATAGGAGGCATTTAAAAAAATGGCTGGAAGTTTAGTCACTGGTGGAGTTGCGTTGCAACCGTCAGCAGAACAGGTAGCATTGTCTACCAATTATATTACAAACTTTGATTTCTTGAATCAGTATCTTCCTGATACTTACGAGAAGGAGTTTGAGAGATATGGTAACCGTACCATCTCTGGATTTTTAAGAATGGTTGGTGCAGAGATGCCATCCAACTCTGACCTCATCAAGTGGGCAGAACAAGGACGTTTGCACACAAAGTATAAAGCCTGTACATTAGCTACTTACACCGGTGCTGAAACAGTTCAGACAGTTACAGTTCCGACTGCACAGTTAATCCCTGGTACAGGGGCAATCGCTGTTCGTGTTGGTCAGACAATTTTCCTTACAGACGAGACTGCTGGTTCAGCATTTTCTAACAAAGCAATTGTTACTGCTGTTGGGCCTACTGCTGCGCTTGCAGCTAATGAATTTACAATTGCATACTACGAAGCTACTCAAGCTAATTACGCTGCTGCAAGTACTATTACTATGTTTGCATATGGTTCTGAGTTCCAAAAAGGAACAAGTGGAATGGTAGGTTCATTAGAAGCTGATGATCTTTTCTTATCTAACAACCCTATCATCCTTAAAGACACATATGCTGTCAATGGTTCTGATATGGCGCAGATTGGATGGGTTGAAGTTACAACTGAGAATGGAGCGAATGGATACCTTTGGTACTTGAAGTCTGAGCATGAAACAAGATTACGTTTCGATGATATGCTTGAGACTGCAATGATTGAGGCTGTTCCTGCTGCTGTTGGTTCAGGTGCAACTGCTGCTGGATTTATTGGTTCAGAAGGTATCTTTAGTGCTGTAGGCGCAAGAGGTAATGTTTGGGACGGTGGTTTCCCAGTAGCGTTAGCAGATTTTGATGCTATCATTTCACGACTTGATAAGCAAGGTGCAATTGAGGAGAATGCAATCTTCCTTGATCGTCAGTTTGGTTTTGCAATCGATGATATGCTTGCTGCTCAGAACTCTTATGGAGCAGGTGGTACATCTTACGGATTGTTTGACAATGACGAGGAGATGGCACTTAATCTAGGATTCTCAGGATTCCGAAGAGGTTATGACTTCTACAAGACAGACTGGAAATACTTGAACGACCCTACAATGCGTGGTGGTTTAGTTGGTGGTAAAATAAGTGGACTTTTAGTTCCTGCTGGTTCAACTAGCGTTTACGACCAAGTGTTAGGAAAGAACGCAAAGCGTCCATTCCTTCATGTTCGTTACCGAGCTTCTCAGACTGAGGACAGACGATACAAAACTTGGATGACTGGTTCTGCTGGTGGTGCAAGAACATCTTCTCTAGATGCAATGGAAGTTAACTTCCTTTCTGAGAGAGCTGTTTGTGTCATGGGAGCAAACAACTTTGTATTATTCCAAGGATAATATAAAACCAAATAGGGGGAGGTTCGCCTCCCCTTTTTTTAAACTTTAATTAAATCAAATGAAAAAAAATAATACCATTTCAAAAGACATGATATTTGTCTTGAATCAAACAAACCCCCCATTGAGTTTTATGTTGAACTCTAGAAACTCTTCAAGTAATCCCCTTATGCATTGGGACGGTTCTCAGAATAGAGCCTTACGTTATGCAAAGAATCAAAAATCTGTTTTTGAGGATGAGCAAGATGGCAACTTTATATTAGAGCCTATTGTATTTGAAGATGGATCTTTAGTTGTCCCAAAGACTAATCCAGCATTACAACAATTTTTAACTCTTCACCCTTCTTTTAATAAAACATTTAGTTTGTTAGATCATGAGAAAGAAGCTCAAGAAGATGTAGAGATATTAAACATGGAGGTAGATGCTTTAATAAAAGCAAAAGAATTAAGTTTAGACATGACTTTAACTGTAGCTAGAGTCCAGTTAGGATTAGATGTTGACAAGATTAGTACTGCTGAAATCAAAAGAGATGTCCTAGTTTACGCTAGAAACTATCCGGAAGATTTCTTGATTACTATTCAAGATCCAAACCTTTCTGTTCAAGATACTGTTGCTAGATGTTTTGACGAAACTATTCTTCGTTTACGAAACAAGAATAGAGATGTTTTCATTAACCTTCCTAACAATAAGACAAAGTTAATAACGCTTCCTATCGGAGAAGAAAGGAATTATGCTGTTGCGTCATTCTTAAAGACTGATGATGGCTTACCAACTTTAAAAATGTTAGAGAAACACTTAGAAAAATAACACGCATAATATGCCAATGCAGATATCGATATCGAATGCAATAGGTGGTGGCGGTGGTAACACCGGAATTCCATCAGGGCCTACATTCGATGGATTCATAATGGAGCTTACTGTTACAGGTAGCGATGCCTTTTTGTTAAGAGGAATAAACACCCTAACGTATAACGCTCAAGTTGATTGGGGAGATGGTACTGTAGATACAGTAACCACTTGGGACGGAGGGTCTCACGTTTACGCTTCTACAGGAACATATCAAGTAAAGATAAGCGGAACTTTCCCTGCCTTTAATTATGCAAGTATTGCGGGTGCTTGGAAAGACTACTTAACAAGAATAGTTCAATGGGGGAATATAGAATGGAAAAGTTTCTTTGGAGCTTTTGGAGTATTCCCTAACTTAACATCATTACCTTCAGACTATCCCGATATAACAGGTTTAACAGACAGAAGACCATCGCAAATGTTTTTTCAATGTTTCGCACTTACTGAGTGCGACTTGTCTAATTGGCAAAATACAGGGAACTTTGCAGGTGACTCTTCCGATATGTTAAACGGTTTAACAAAGGCAACCAATATTAATCTAACAGGTTGGGACACAAGTGGCTTTACAAACGCTGAAGGGTTTATGACAGAGTGCGGTAGACTCACAGGAGGCTGTACTGTAACTGCCCCTAATTTAGATTGGAGTTCAACGGCTACTATGAAAGAAATGTTTTTTAGGTCTTGTTTACTTCCTGCTACAGATTTAAGTAATTGGACTTTAAGGACAGCAGGGGTTACTTTAGAAGATTTCTTTCAGCAAGCAGGATTCCTTAGCACCCCTATATTTAACGGAATTTCTACGCCCGACCTTTCAACTTGGAATAACACTTCGGGAATAAAAAATATAAAAGAATTTGCATTTAATGCTTTTGCTTTAAAAAGTGTCAACTTAACAGGTTGGGATACATCCAATGTTACTAATATGTCATTTGCTTTTAAAGGAGCGCAACACCTTGAAGAGATAGCAGGATTAAGTACAATAGATGTTTCAAGTGTTACTTTTGCAAATGAAGTGTTCTATGACACAAGAAGGCTTCACTTTACTAATCACAATTTCGGAACAAGTTGGAATAATTGGGCATCAATGACGGGTAGTTTTAGTAGGTTCTTTTTTAGAAACGGATACAGCCTTACAGCCGCTACAGCAGGCCCTACTCCTACAATAGCAGATTGGTCTATGCCAACTGCTACAGGGCAGTGTCAATTCTTATTTTCAGCAAGTAGATATGTTGATGGTTCTACTCTTACTTTAAATTGGAATCATCCTAACTGCACAGCTTTAAATGCAGCCTTTTATGAAATGGAAGGTGTTAGCACATTGAATTTTAATATGACAACTACTACTGCATTAACCAATATGCTAAGTTTTGCAAGAGCGACACCAAATTTAGATTCAATAACATTTGGTTCTAATATGGATTTTAGAGGAGTCACTACTATGCAAAATGCTTTCTTTAATGTAAAAATAGGAACTTTTAATTTAGTATTTGATTCTGCTGTTAACTTTCAATCTATCACCAACTTGATAAACTTTACAGGGACAGCGTCAAGGGTAATTGCTACATCTGATTATGATGCTTTATTGGTAAGGTTTGAGGCAACCAATAGCAATACAGTTACATTAGGTGCAGGAGGGTCTCAGTACACCGCAGGAAGTGCAGCAGCG